CTGCTTCTCTCTTCTTCCATGTTGAGAGAGTGGCCTTGGTCTACGCACACCGCGTTTGCGAGTCTACCGGTCTTCTCTACCGCTCTGGACTCAGTGTTGCCGCGCGCTCGCTCCCTTTGGATTTTTCACAATCCATTTTGGAGCCGGAGACCAAAACTCAGGTGTTTTGGTCTGTGGATGGACTTGAGGATTTGGGATTAGGGCTTCCATGCTCTTCCCGAAATTTCTCAGTGAGTGGCTCTGATTGCCGCTCAGTTTTGCGTGCTGGGTGTCCTGATGTATATAAGGAAGCTTTTGCGCAGATGGGGGTTGATAGTGATTGTAAGGTTGATGAGTCAGGCAATCCTATCCCCTTTGAAACTGTTAATCAAGGTCTCTTGCGAGATTTTCCCAGTTGGAGAACATGTGGCTGGGATCCGCGTGCACGTAAAGTGCCCCAAATTTTAAATGAGCCTTGTTATTGTGAGCGTTGTACATGTCCTTCTGGACATGCTTCCGCACGTTACTATCAGTGCGGATGTGGATATACTTGTCACAAGTGTGGCGAGATGTTTTATAGATGTCATTGTCCTGTTTTTGGTGTTAAGAATGTTCCAAAGATGGCCTTTTCACAGATGGATGTGAAGGATGCAGCTGAGGAGCTTGAGGAGCTCAATATTGTTCCTCCACCAGGTCGTCGTGCTGTATATTTTGGTGATGTCGCTCGTAATTTGGGAGTTGTTCACGACCCTGAAGGGTTGCATATTCAGAACTCCCCTTTTGAGTGTGCTGTTATTCGCTGTGCAAACTATTCTCCAGGTTATACTGGAATATGTCCTACATGTGCGAACTTACGGTATGCTCGTTGTCCAAATTGTGAAATGATGTATGATGATTGTGTTTGTTGTGTTCAATGTGGTTATGATGATGGTTATGGTCGTTGTCGTTGTTGTGTTGTTTGTGCATCAAGTCCGGCAGGGAATGCCCTGTCTGCTGATTATCACCGTCGGGCGGGTGTGCCCATTGCGAAAGTTTATAAGTGCGGTGATTGTAAATTTGTGTATTATTGTAGTAAAGAGTGTCAAAAGAAACATTGGGCGATACATAAATATTTGTGTCGCGTTATTGCAAAGAAGCCGCGCATTCCCTTGTGTTGTTTGTGTGGGAATGGTTCCGATGGTCATGAGTGTGATTGTTGTCATGTTTGCCGTCGGGGCCCTGCAATCAAACCGTGTCGTACACACGGTGCTGCGTGTCCGCAAGCAAATCACTCGAGTCTGGTCTCGAAGTGTGTTGCAACCTGGCAGGATGATGGTTGCGACTTGAAGTTTTGCTCGACTGCCTGTGCGTCTTATATGGCTGATGTGTTGAATGGTAAGACGCAGAAGGAGGCAGTTGCTCAAGGAGGCGTTTCATCGTCTATGAGCAAAGCAGCTGCTGTTGCGGAGCATATTGAACCTGATATGGTTGATGATGTGCATGATGCTGTCAAAGTTGTGGGTGGCGAGGATATGAAAGGTGTTCTTGAGCAACTCAATGGCGGTGGAATTCGTGCTGTTGTTGACTTTATGAAAAGTTTCAATAGTTTGGCATCGTTGAATCCCATGAATCTCTTTTCAGGTTCTTCAATTTCAGTCAAGATTCAACTTTCATGGACTTTTATCAAGAGTCGTTTGAAAGATTGTTGGGATTTTATTGCTCAAAAGGCTGCTGCTGCGAAGAAGAAGGTCGCAGAGTATGTGCCTGATTTGAAGTTTATTTTGAAGCTTCTTATGCTTAGTGTGTTCACGGGGTTGTTTGGTTATGGAGTTGTTTCCTGGGTGCAGTGGAATAGATTCCATCAAGAGATGCGTGAATATTTTGCTTTCCTTAGGGATGGAAAGTTATGTGTTGAGCAGGACATGATTGGCGATGGGCGAATTAATGTCAGTTCAGAGGATCCTCAGTATCAGGATTTTATGAAGAAGCTTACGGAGCATAGCATGCAAACGAATATGCTATGGGATGTGTTTGATGATGTGAGTTGGTGTTTCAGTCAACTCGGGAGCTGGTTTAGCGGAGCGTGTATAATGTCTAGCGCCGATAAGCCAGATGCCGAGAAGGCTGAAAAAGAAGCCGTTGCCCAAGGCGGTCATTCGACTCGATCATTTGCTCCGATTATTGCGGGTGCTGCGTTGTGTGCGTTGCCCGGGGATATGCGAAATTCCCAAAATGCTCTTACTGCGATTAAGAGTATTTCCCAGGTAACAGGAGGAATCACAACAATTGATGCTGCGGTTCAGTGGCTCTTGGGGATTTTTCCAAGTTGGTTTAAAGACTATGCTCTAACGATTGGTCTTTATCGTCCACTTGGAGAATGTTCTCCGGAGTATGCGCGTGCTGTTAACCTTTTGGTTAACTTGTCAAAGGAAATGCGGAAAGCAGATGCCACGCCGTCTAAGGAGCAGAAGAAAGCCTTTATTGATACATTCGAAATTGTCAATATGGGCATTTTGGAGTTGCCTCCTGAGGAGACGGGTTTGTCTCGGTATGTTCGTAATACTGTAAAGGATTTGCAGGATTACGTGAACAAGTTGAAGACTGAGATACGTGAAATGCCGCGTGCTGTGCCAGGAGTTTGTTGGTGGGATGGAGCTTCTGGCATTGGGAAAACATCAACAATGAAGGATATGGCTTGCTTGTTATATCCTGGCCGTTCCTATGATTCTGTCGTGTTTACTCGAACGAACATGACGGATTTTTGGGAAGGTTACAATGGTCAACCAATTGTTTGGTTTGACGAGCTTGGTCAGGGTACGCCCCAGGATAAGTTGGAAGCAGCTTTGGAACTTATCCGCCTGATCAATGATGCGCCCTTTTTGCCAAACTTCGCTTTTGGTCAAAAGGGCCAGTGTGTTGAGCCAGAGTACATTTTTATCAATTCAAATGTGCCTCTTCACACTGAAATTGTGGGTCTTGCAGATCAGACAGCATTTCGCCGAAGAATGCTGCCTGGATATAAGATGACTATCAACAATCTTTCTGTTGATGGTGTCCAACATGTTTTGGTGGACAATGCAGGTCGTCTTATCCCGGATGCAGTACAAGCGTTGCCACAAGATGTCAAGTGTCGGAAGTCTTGGCAGAGTTTTTATCCATATAAGTTCAATCAGATGGGCCAGTTAGATCTCTCTATGGTCCCAATTGAATTTCCTGAGATGGTTGACCAGGTTCGTCTTTCACGAATTTTGGCCCTGGAGAATCAGAAGAATCAATATCTCGATGTTCAAGAGCTTTTAGCGTTTTATCGCCAACCAACGGCGTATGCTGAGGCTCAGATGGAAGTTGTTCAGGATGACAACGATGATATTGATATGGCATGGGCAGCGCGGGTTAGCCGAAGTGGGAAGCCAGCCTTCACACAGAAGCGAGCCCCAAATTATCATCGTCAACAAAAGGCGATTGATGAGCGTAGGAAGAAAGAGGCAGCTGAGGCAGCTGCACAGGCAAAAGTCCAGCCTGTTGTTCCTACAAAAGTCGTTGTTACGGAGAAGGCAGTCCCAGTCAATAAGGGGAAAGGAATATTGACCTTGGGCCGTAACTTAACACCACCTCCTCCCACTGTACCGAAGGGAGAGTCGCAGGTGGTTAAGCAGCAGTTGTCTTATGCTGGTGCTACAAAAGGTCCTTGGGGCGATCGCTCAGTGTCGAATGGAGAAGCATGCTTGCATTTTTGTAAGCAATTTGACACTATATATTTTCCAACTCCACGTTTGGGAAATACTGCGCGTCGTCAGGAAGAGGCTCGGTTCATGTGCTCAATTTATCCCAAATTGATGAGCATGATTCTCATGAAGACAGATGGAATGTCTCCTCAGCGACACTACGTTGCCAATGTAGTGCAAATTCTTGCTTGTATTAAGCAATTTCGCTCTGAGGATTATGAGGAGTTGAATCGTGGTTTACCAAAAGATTGGAATACGAAGGTTCCGACAAAGAGAATCACTTCTACTTGTGATTCTGTGCGTAGAGCCTTTGTTACCGTTAGTAAGACAACATTTACTGATGGTTCTTCTGAGGAGGATGAGGAAACCACTGCCCCTAGTGATGAGGAGGGGTTTGCTACTGCTGTTGCTGAAGCCGAAGAGGTTGAGACTGTGATCTTTCATGATCGCGTGGAGCCTCAATCTGGGATTGCTGATGTGAAACCTGAGGAGGAGAAGAAGCATGTCACCATTGATGTTGAGGATTTTGATGATTTTGGTGACGATTCTTTGAAGATGGGTTTCAGCGAACCCGATATTGCTTATCGGGAAGTTGTGGAGACTGACGCTGATGGTAAGGAAGTGAAGCGTGTGCGTCAGTATATCAATGGAAAGTCAAGATTGGATTGGTTGCGTGAGTGGGCAGCTCAAGATAAGTTCCACCTTATCTCTCATTCTAAGAGAATCTTGTCTGTTTTGGCGCTTCCCCGTAAAATGGCACAGTTGGCTATTCGCTTTTTCGACAAAGTGAGATCAGCCTTGTTTTATGGGTTGAAGATGGATGTTGTGTATGAGAAGCTTGGTGATTCGGTTTACTGGATCAAGGAAAAGGCTCACGGTTTTCAATGTCGCTTCCCGCACATTGAAAGGGCTGTCTCATACATTGTGAAAATCGCAGGAGTGCTTGCTGCAGCTTTTGGGCTTTATAAGCTGGCAAGTTACTTCATGGGCGAGAAAGTCGAACCGGTCCCTGAAGGAAAGGAAGAAGAGGATACGGTTGTTGCGGATGGTGCGCATCGCAAGTATTCCCGTGGCAAGGGACGCTATGGGGATGCTGATGAGCTTGGTGGAGGAAAACGTGGCAAGTCTCGACGTCATGTTTCTAACTCCACTAAGTATCATCGCAGATTACATGCTTCTGCTGATGGTGCACAAAGTCCTGATGAAGTTCTGGTGAGAAAGCAGGAGGAACTTTATGAGGCAATTGGTGATGATGATGATGTGCTGAAGGATCATCACCAACAAATCTTTTCATCTTCGCAAATTATTCGGAAGATTGGAAAGAATTGCGCGCGTATGTACCGACAAAAGAATGGAACATCTTACAGGATGTATGGAATTTTTGTTGATGGGAATCGGCTTCTCATGCCTTTGCACTTCTTCCGCGAAGTGAAGGGTACATACGATAAGGATGCTTCGGATTGGATTAGGAAGGGCACTAAACTTTGCCTGAAGACGAGTGTGGCTGAGATTAATTTCCCTTTTGATCCAGCTCGTCTCCTGATATCCGATTTTGTTGTCCCCAAAGGCGGTGGGGATCGTCAGCATCTCCATGTTGACTGGTGCTTTTATGATGTGCCTCTTCAGGAAAATAATCAATCAAATTTTCCGAAGATTACTCAGCACGTCATGGATATGGTCACTCCTGAATCTATGGATGAATTCGATACATTCATCTTTATGAAGGCGGGAGTTGATCAGCCTTTTGAACATTACATCTTTGATGGAGCAGAGGTGGAGATGGAAGAGATCAAATACCGATCTGATCCAACATCTCCTGAGAAAGATGTGTATATACCAGCGCAGGTATTGTATCAAAAGGTGCGCAATGGTGACTGTGGAGCAGTTCTCATTGGAGTTGGGCATAATCGACAGCCCAAAATCATCAGTATGCACACGATGAAGGTTGTTTCAGGAAGTCTGGAACAAGGAGGAGGCATTCCTTTGGGTAAGGATATGTTTCTTCGTGAGTATATTAACGGTCTCTACGATCGTATTTCTGATGAGAAGAAGGAGGATGCTCCAGGTGCAAAGCAAGCATCAGGCCAAATGGCAATTGGCACTGATCTTGGTGAAGGTTATGAGTATGTTGGATTGACGGAACATGCCATGGGTAGCGTTGCTTCTTCTACGAAGTACGTGCTTTCACCAATTTGGTCGGAGTCCATTTTGGACAGTTGTGATGTCCAGCCTGCTCTTCTTGGAAAGGAGAATGACGACAGGTGTGAAGGGATGGATTCCATACAGCTCATGAAGCGTGAGCTAAGCCGAGCGGCGCGACCTCGGGTCGATTATCCTTATGCGTTGGAGGATGTTGAGGAAATCGAGCAGGAGATGGGAGACAACTTGATTAAGCTTACGAACGCTGAAAAAGTTGTTGTTGATCTTCTAACCGAGGAAGAGGTGTTGAATGGGTGCCACCTAAAAGAAGCGCGCTTTAAGAACCTACAAGCGATGGTTAAACGCACCCACTCAGGTTATCCCTTTTGCACCTGGCCTCAAGCAAAAGGAAAGCTTCACCTGATTGGAGGAAATCAGGGTGAAATTAAAATCATCAATGAACAATTTCGGGAACGATTGGAGAAGTTGGAGGCAGCTCTACGGGCAGGTGACAATAGTGAAGTGATTTATATTGTTAATTTTCTCAAAGATGAGCTGCGTTCGCTGAAGAAGATTCTTGCTCTTCGAACAAGAGTGACGAATAGTTTCCCGTGCCACCACACAATGCTAATGAAGAAGTATTTTGGAGCATTTGTGGATTTTCAACATGGCTCATGGGAGAAACTGACCTCGGCGGTTGGTATCTCTCCATCGAGTATGGATTGGCAGGTTCTCATCCATTACCTCATGCAAGTTGGAGGGGATGGATTTGATGGTGATTTTGAAAAGTTTGAGCAGTGGTTGTGTGAACAGATTGCGAAGATGATTGTTCGCCTGGTCAACAGATGGTACAAGCGTTTCCATGCAACTTGGGATCCCGTGGATGATCAAGTCCGCGATTTCTTGGTGCATTGGATTGTACATTGTTATTTAGTAGTTGGAAATGAAGTTTATAGAAAATCCAACATGCTGCCATCTGGTGCCTATGGTACAACAGTTCTATTCGGCAATCTCATGCTCGAATTTTTTATGCGGTTGGTTTGGAAGCACGTGATGTTGAGGGAAAAACCAGCCTATAGCGGGCAGACGTTCTACACTCGCTTTGTCCGGCTCAAGGGTTATGGTGATGACAACGTGAGCGGACTTGCAAATGAAATTAAGGAGTACTACAATTTCCACACTGTTTCGTTAACTTTTGCGATTAAATTTGGAATTTCTTATACCCCAGCGGATAAGGACAAATTTTTCGAGAAGAAGTATAAACCAGTGTTGGACTTACAATTCCTTAAGTTCAGAACGCGTGATGCAGGCATGCTTGGACCGCTTCCACAGCGGTTCTATCCAAGTCCAGACTTCAAGGACTGTATGCCATGCCTGAAGTGGATCTCCAAAGTTCTACCAGCTCGAGAGGCGATTGTCTCAAACTGTAACGATGTGTTGAAGCGTTGTTTTGGTTGGGAGAGACAAGCATGGGAAGAACTACGACTCCATCTTATGGAGTGCTTGGAGAGAGCGCAAATCAGTGAATCGCTCCTGACGTATAGAGCGATAATTGCAATGTGGAATGCTGGTATTATGGATGACAATAATGAGGATTGGGATATCATGTACGAGTACTTGGAGTGGTGTCCAAGAATTCGTAAACGACGGAATCCGCAGAGAGAGAAGTTTTGTAAGGCTTTGACAGGACAAGAACCTGTCGCCTATTCACAAATGCTTTCGGCGGAACAAACTCTCGTCGCAACCGACGAGAATGTCCCAACCATGGAAGTTAAACCAGCATCGCAAGGAGCAACAGTTATCACGAGACAAGACAGATCGGACATGTGTGATCTGATGAAAAGATATTCTATTATGTTTACAGTTTGGGGAGGTCAACCTGTTGCTATCAACTTCCTCCTCACAAATTTCATCAGTATCCAAGGTAATCAACCTTGTGGTAACATCAATTGGTATTCTCGGATGTATCGTTACTGGTACGGGAGTGTTCGTTTTATCATTCCAGCTGGTCCAAATGTTCGTCTTTGTTATATGACTGAAGACACTGAAGCGGGATATTTTCCTGCTTTTAGCCAGCTGTTTGATTATGGTGGACTCACACCATCAAGTGGAACACCGGGAACCGGTCCAGGGGTTTATTGCAGCCCAGGACGAGAGTTCTCGTTTCAAACACCTCCAGTAACACAATACAAGATGTTTTGTGTGCCAATTGAGGGATCAGATTCCTCAGAGAGAACCAATCCTGGTTTTCTAATTGCTGATCCCAGCAATGGTCCTGCGCAGCTATATGCAGCGGGGGGGGATGATTTTAGACTTGGTTATGTTTTCCAGGTCCCGAGAATTATCCCCCGGTCTTTTACAGCCGTAAAAGTGAAGGTGAAAGAAGCCCATGCCCAGATGATGAAGGGTATTGGGTTTAGTGAAACCGATGAAGTGAAGAATGCAGATGGTGGAAGGCCAATTGTCGAGTCAGTTGTCGATAATTTGGAGAAGCAGCAGTCTTTTGTTTCACTTGCAGAGAGATGGGAGTTGGTTACAACAACTCCGTTATCTTGGACTACGTCACATGACATTACTCATGTTCTGTTCCAGGGTCAACTCCCATGGGCCGTTATTGGTCCGGTTGCGGCGACAGCGTTTGCGCCGTTCATTTACTATCACTCAGATATTGAGATTCGATTCGAGTTGCAGTCACAACCATTCCAGCAGGGATGTGTGATAGCATACTTCGTTCCGGAGATGACTCCGACGAATGTCAATTTACATGTGAAAAGTTCACGAACGTCGCAAACAACGACGGTGCACACCAAAATGTCTGCAGGTGGAGCACGAAGTGTTGTGCTTACCATACCATATGTTCATCGGTTGAACAAGTTGAATATCCCGTTGGGTATTAGTCCAACAAATATTCAAGGAACGCTCACTGTGCAAGTGTTCAATTCTCTCACAGTCGGCGCGGATGCTATACAGAATTCCGCCGCATTGAGCATTTTTGCCAGGTTCAAGAATCCGACCTTTGAGATTCTTAATCGTGCACCTCCTTCTTTGGAGAGTTTTCGCGCTATGGTTTTTTCTGCCAGCCTCTACAACGTTGAGGCAGGCTTTTTGGAGATAGACGCAAAGGAGGAAGACGATGAAGAACAGAGAGCGCCTGCGCGCCGCAAGCGACGACAACGAAAAGTTGCTTATGCGCAGGGTGGTTACTTAAGTGTGGCCAGAAACGTTACGCGGATTCTCCATGGTGGTATAGATTTTGCAGATACCACATGGAGAGCTGGACGCGCTATCCAACGTACACGTTTTGATTATCCAAATATGGGAACGAACCCTGTCCCCCAAATACCTATGGGTGGGCTCGATCTCGCCAATGGAATGAATCAATTACAATATTGTCGCGTCCTTGACATCGCCCCCGCACGAGGCGATGTATTGACGGAAGAAGACACCGGAACAAATGCACCTGAGATGAGTATCGCTTATTTAGCAGCGAAACCAACATTTTGGGAGACATTCCGGTGGAGTGCAAGCGATGCCCCGGGGTCTGTGTTATATTCAGAACATATCACAGTTACCCCCGGGATGCTCGCAAGCGTGGTTAATAGTAGTTATCAACCTACGCTGATGGAATACGTGTTACTCCCCTATAACTTCTGGAGGGGTGATATTGTTGTCAAAATCGAAGTGATTGGAACTCAGTTTCATAGTGGTAGATTAGCTGTGTGCACCTCTTACGGTGGTTACACTGATCCTACTTCTCTGTCTGACGCTCTCCTTCAATACGCTCAGATTGCTGATGTTTCAGCAACGGCGATGCAGTTTGAAGCTGTTATCCCTTGGCGTGGTGATCGGGAGATGTGTCGGATAGCACATCATCCAGGTTTTGACGACATCCGCAACTTTAGTATTGGAAGGTATACTATCGTTGTCGTTAATCCCCTTCAATTTGGGGAAGTAGCGGATTCTGTCGAAGTCAACGTATATTTATCAGTTACGAATTTACGTTTTGACTTTCCTGGGTTTGGGCCAGCATCAATATCAATTGTTGACCCTTATACCTAGCATCAGGTTGAGTGGCCTGAGGAACTTAGTCGAAGTTCCCAATGTATATAAGAGCACGTACATGTACGTGAATGCATTGCACTCCTCTATAGCCCATCGAAACGTCCTTAGTGCAAGATGATGTTTTGAAAATTTTTACTTGTTGCGGTTCGGGAGCCGTGGAGTTCAGTAGCTTGTTTGTGTATGAAGATTTGATAAGTTTTCTTATGCTCGTTCCTTTTGTGTTGTGTGACGAACAGCGCGGAAGAAGC